TATTTGATAGCTTTTAATCATTCCATAAATAGGGTTAATATGTTTTTCTATCTCTTCTAAAGTGTTGAAATAATCTATATACGAACCCAATTCCTCAGAATCAACATAAACGCGATAATTCATATCGTTGAATTTATTTTTATCAAGTTTCATTTTACTTCCCCTCCTTTATCGCTCTTTTAATCCCTTCAAGAGCAAACCTTCTCACTCTGGCATTAGTTGACACTTGCAAAACTTTCTGCCAAAGTTCGATTTGTTTTTTTGCTGAAAGTGTTTTAGTTTTCATTGTTTTTTTAATTCTATTTATAACACCTTTCCACAATTCAATTTGTTCTTGTGGTGTAGGTTTTAATTTTTGAGGTATCATTTTATCGCCCTTCCTTTTCTAGTCTTTCGTTTAGTATTGAATACGCTCTATTATATTCAGTTTCTAAGTCTGCCTTTTTTAACTTCAATAGGTTTTTAATCCTTCTATCCCATACAGGATTATTTTCGTTTGGCAATTCATCAAGGTTATATAAAGCCTGAAGGATAACTTTTATCATTGCTTTTTTAGTTAGTTTCATTATCTTTCCCCCCTCTTGCTTTTCGTTGTTGCTTTGTTGAGTTTTGTTTTTCTTTGTTTTCATTTGTGTAACTATACCACTTTATTTCAGACTGTGTCAACCTTTTTCTTTGTTTTTTTTTATTTTTTTTTACCTAACTAAAATCATATTTTTATTGCTGAATATTCATACTATTAACATCTAATGTTGTAAGTGAAGAACAAAAGAGCTTCGTGCTTGGATTGTACCGAATCCACACAATAAGCCTTAATTAGCCTTTTAAGGTACTTTGTTAATTGTTAAGGTGATAGCCTTACTTAACTTGTTTTAGTGGCTTAGAAGCGAATCTAGGCATACAACTTATGTTGTATTTATAAAAGGGAAAGAGCTTCGAGCTGTGGTTATGCTCTACTAAGAGTAGTAATCTAATAACTATAAACTTATTAAAGAACCTTTATAAACTTACTTTATAAAGTATCTTAATTAAGTCCTATTATATAATAGTATTAGGTGGATATTGTGTTACTTTCTGACACAGTGACAGAATGATACAGTTTTTAGGTGTTGGAATAGGATTGGAGTTAAGGTGTAGAAAAGGTTTTGAGTTAAGGTGGGGAAAGGGGGTTTGAATGAATGGTTTGGTGGGTGGTTTGGGTCTATACTTCACAAAAACACCTCTTTATAATCCAACTTCACAAAGTAAAACAAAGCTGATGTATTACTACAACGCCTATCTTATAAGCTCTAGTTACTCCCTTATATATAGGAAGGCTGTTTAAGGAAGAAAGCTCTGCCCTTTTCTCTTACATCAACTGTTGTTTTAACCCTATTTACACCCTCAAAATATGATTATCCCTCATAAAATGCCTCAAAATGCCGGGTTAGTAATCCAAAATAGTCAATTATAGCCGTATAATATGATTATATTGCATATTGCGTATCAATATATAACAGCTATTGATGTATTGTGTGCCTCTATATGCCCTCGTATGCCTCCTGTGCTAACACTGTGCTAACAAACCTCTTTTTTGAACAGTCGTTAAAGTTTCTAGTTTCAATATTATTTAAGTGGTAAAAGTCTTTCGGGGGATACCCCCACCCCCATAAGATTCGGTTATGTGAGTCTCACATCGCTGGCGAAATTTAGCAGAACAAGAGAAATAATGTGCAAACATTTGAAAATAATACTTATAATGGGGTACTCTTCAAAAGAAAAGGACAAAGGAAAAAAGTAGATGACTGCGTATCAGCTAGCTAAAAAATATATAGGCAAGAAAAAGCTAACCTCGGAGGGGAAAGCCAAGTTAGAGAGTCTAAAAGAAGTTGAAAAGTTGGAGCGACTATCTAAAACCATTAACAAAGCCACATTATCCTTTTCCTCAAAAGAGTAACGAGGAATGATTTGTTACGTTTTTGACACTAACGTAGCTCTCAACCATCATCAACAGTCAACGATAAAGGAGAGGTTTCAGTACAGGATGAGAACTTTTTTAAGCCATCAGGGTCTAAAGAAGGTCAGTCTAAGAAGTTGTGCCCTCGTATGCCCTTGTTGTGGCTGGCTGGTTAAGAGGTGGCGTTGATTGGTTTGCTTGTCTGTGTGTGCCTGTGGTGGCGTGTTAGCCTATTAGAGAATCGAGGGCGGGTGTACCCCTATATATTGGGTTCGAGGGGGTGGGGGTAGGGAACCCATACCCACCCATCCCAACTATAACTCCACTCCACCACAAAATTTAACAAACCACTTTCCTATTTTTTGCTGGTAAAAATAAAATGACTTTACAAAGTTTAGCAAAGTAGTAACATTCTCATATGAAACTAGACCAAGAAGAAATCAACTTAGCGTTAATAGAGTTTGGTAAGATGGAGGGTAAAGCCCTTGACTTAGGAAGCTTGTATTTGAAGCTATCTGAGGTTCACGATTTTGTACCACTAAGCCCTTATAAGTTTTTTAAGCTAGTTAATGAGGTTATGGTTGACATAGATTAGGAAAAGTGTATAGTTCTTTTTATGGAAATGTCAGGATTGAAACAAACACTTTTTGCTTCCCACCCTAAACAAGAACCGTTATCCAATCTGACTACGGCATAGGGGCGTTTGCGTCCTTTCTTTGAGGGGTGGGGAGTTTTAGGTATTGAAATGGAAACAGGATTCATAAAAATTCATAGAAAGTTTACCGAATGGGAGTGGTATTCTAATTCTAATACAAAGTCTTTGTTTCTTCATCTGCTTATAAACGCTAACTATAAAGATTGTCGCTATTGTGGTTATGAGGTTCCAAGAGGGGCTTTGATTTTTGGTAGAAAGCAAGCTTCTATTGATTTGAAGATGAGCGAAATGAAGATTCGTACCGCTTTAGAACATTTAAAAAACACTAAAGAAATAACCATCAAAACAACCAACAAATTTAGCATTATTTACATCTGTAATTACGAAAAATATCAAGAAAAACAACCAGCAAAACAACAAACAAATAACCAACAAGTAACCACATCTAAAGAAAGTAAGAATAAAAGAAGTATATATAGTCCAGAATTTGATGAGATTTGGGCTGTTGAGGTTAAAGGTGAAGGTAAAGCTAATGCTTTTAAGGCTTATAATCGTGCTTTAAAAGAAACAGACCACTTAACCATCTTAGAAGCCTATAAAAATCATAAAAAAGCTTGGGAGAAGGAAGAAAGAGAGAAAAGATTCATTCCGTTGCTTGCAACTTGGATAAATGGTAAAAGATGGGAAGATATAGTGAAGGAGGTTAAAAAAGTTGAGTACGCTGAACTTAAATACGACTAAATTAATGGTTGAAATCGCTGAATGTAACTTAAAAGCCTCAGAAGAGGCATTAAAACATTACGAAGCCTTTTTTAAAGGGTTAAAAATCAGAAATTTTGAAAAAATTGAAATAGTAAAGGGAGCAGACAGATGCACAAGGACGCTAAAAGAGAATTATCAACAAGATTGCCAAAATTTGAATCACTGGAAGTCACAGCTCACTCAATGCTCGATGAAATCGGAAAACGAACAGGCGAACCAGAAATCCGAACAGAAATCTCCCCTATCGACAAGACAATGCTTGGACTCCACCCAAGTAGACTTTTAACCTTAGCAGCAAGACCAGCAGTAGGTAAAACATCAGTAGCTTGCCAGTTGGCGTATAACGTAGCTAGACTAGGCGTTAAAACAGCTTTTATTTCTCTGGAGATGACCGCAGAGAACATACTGGAACGTATGATGTGTTCACACTACCAGATAGAAGGGTGGAAGCTTTCAGCTAAGTATTTAACCCCAGAAATAAAGAAAAAGTTTGGATTCTTCTTAAAAGACGCACAAACACTGCCTCTTCAGATAATTGATGATTATTGTTTCACCGAAAAGGAACTTTATACCTTAATAGACCATTTGAAGTTTAGACCAGAGGTTATAGTCTTAGACCACCTTCAACACATCAGAAGCGAACAAAAAAGGAGTCAGTATGAATCTTTGACTGGTTATTTAGCTTATTTGAAAGAAACTGCTATGAGGTATAAAATATCTTTAGTGGTTTTAAGTCAGATTAACAGAAGCGGAGAAGAAGCCCCGACTTTGGGTAATTTGAAAGGAACAGGTGCTATTGAAGAAATGTCGGATTATGTCGTATTCTTACACGACAATAAATCAATAGGGAACAATGTATCGTTAAATAATAATTTTGACCTAGTTATAGCAAAAAACAGATTTGGGGCTTGTGGCAAAAAAACAATGTCATTTGATGCTGAAAGATACAGGCTTAATGATTTAGAAATTCCATATAAAACTTACTAGCAATAATTGTTGTGATTTTATATAATTGCAATAATTGAAATTAACAGAAAGGAAAAATATGACAATTCCAACCGAACCTCTTCCAACAGAAGAAGAAATAATTTATAAGTTTAACAAAGAAGACATCTGCCGTTTTCGTTATAAGCCAACCATTAAGATTTTTATTGTAAACAGGATGCACGATGCTAAAGCTAAACAGAACCTGTATATGGGTAGAACATTCTCAGAAGACCATTTAAACAATATTTATATCAACGTAGCAGAATCAGAATTGGAACTTGCCGATGAACGGACGAGCGACAAAGAAGCTTCGTAAAGAATCTAAGAAAAGGTTGGGGGAGCTTTCCCCCAGCCAATTTAGAAAGGTTAAAGATATTTTTAAAATATTGAAGTCTAAAGATAGAAATAGATTATGGGTAGGTTAGTTCTATTAAAGAACAAATATGACAAGGTAGGAAACCCTGCTTTTTATGACAATGAAAGAGATTTGTTAGAGGCTATAAACAGCTATTTTGAAAACCCACCCAATAAAAGAAAAGTCGTAACAAAAGAAGGTCACGAATACGAAGTGCCTGTTTATACGATTGCAGGTCTTGCCTATCATCTTGGTTTTGCTTCCAGACAATCAATTTATCACTATATCAGAAAAGGGAAAGATAAAAACTTAGGAAGGCTTCTTGAGAGAGCTAAATTATTTATAGAGTCTGATTATGAGATGTCTTTAAGAGATGGCAACGCTTCTGGTGCAATCTTTGCCTTAAAGAATATGGGATGGAAAGACAAGACTGAGGTAGACACTCAGCATAAGTTCCAAGCTATGCCTACCGTTCAATCTGGTGGAAAACCTATTGATGTTGATTTCGGTAAAAAAATGGTTGAGGCTGATGTTGACGAAGACGAATAAGGAGTACGACCTTCCAGAGTTTTTAAAGATTCCTGATAAGCTTATGCCGATGATTGAGGATGCGGATAAGTACAGGAACGTAGTTTTAGAAGGAGGACGTGGCTCATCTAAATCTCAGTCAGTTGCAAGATGGATTCTTTACCTAGCAGAGAAATACGAGCTTCGTGTTGTATGTGGTCGTGAAACCCAAAACTCGATTGACGAATCTGTTTACACAGTTCTTGTTGACTTAATCCGAGAGTTTAACCTAGCTTGGGAAATAAGACGAGACACATTAACCAGTATGATAAGTGGCTCTAAGATTAGATTTAGAGGATTTAGAGAGCAAGGAGCTATTAACATCAAGGGTATGGAGGGTGTTGATATTGTTTGGGTGGAAGAAGCACAGGCAATCTCAAAGAATACACTCGACATTCTAATCCCTACCATTCGTAAAGAAAAAGCAAAACTATTCTTCACAATGAACCGTTTCACAAGAAACGATGCAGTTATCGAAAGATTTGCAAATAGAGATGACGCTTTAATAATTCATATTGATTATTTTGAAAATCCTTACTGTCCTCAAAACCTTATCTTAGAAGCAGAGGATTGCAAGGCTAAGAACATTAAAGACTATAACCATATCTGGCTAGGTCATCCATTAGCTAACGCAGAAGATTATTTATTTAACTTTGAAAAACTCGCCGATTCTCCAAAAATTCAAATAGTAGGTGATTTAATTCAAAAACAAAAGGTTCTGTCTATTGACTTTGCAGCAGGTGGTGGTGACTTATGTGTAGCTACTGTATTAGAGAGAGTATCAAATACTCAGTTTAGAATGTCTGACCAGATAGTATGGGATGACCCTGACACAGACTCAAGTGTTGGTAGGGCTATAGCTATCTATGGTGACATTAATCCAGATATTTTTATTGTTGATGCTGGCGGTTTAGGTTATCCGATGTTCTGTTCTATATCAAAATCAATTCCAAGTGTTATTGGATTTGATGGTTCAAAAACAAATAAGGCAAGCACTAATGCTGGGAACAATAGAGCAGAAGCTTATCTAGCAGTCAGAGACTTTATAAACACATCGTGGCTAAAGGTTGAATCAGATTACACAATTAAAGAGCTAGAAAAGATTAAAAAGGTATTTAACCAGACAGGCAAGATTTATATTGAGCGTAAAGACAAAATGAAAAAAAGACTCGGTGTTAGTCCTGATAGAAGCGACTCTCTTGCTATGGCTGTGTTTGCTGCTAAGCATTATCTTGGGAAGGTTACATACGGAGATGAGCCTATTGGAATGAGAACCCAGCGAGTAAATAAGAGAGTGAGATATTAAGATGAAAGCATATGCCTGTTTTGACTTTTACTCAAAAAATAATTTGAGAAATAGGATATTCGGTCATTGTTTTTTGGTTTTAGAAACATCACAAAGAAAATGCTTAGTTTTAGACAAAATGACAAAGGGTGTAAAGCTAGTCGAATTTTATTGCAAGGCTTCAACGCTTGTTGTAAAATTGCGTAAAGCTGGCTGTGACTGCTTAAAGGTCGATATTTATGAGCCAAACAGCAGGATGCCTGAGTTGTTTACTTGTACTGGCTTTGTAAAGAAATGTTTGAATATTAAAAAGTGGTGGATTTTTACACCACGCCAACTATGGAGGCACTTATGGGCGACACACCAAGCTACGACAGCAGTTACGCAGACGAAGCGGCAAACGAGTTAAGCGGAGAGAACAAAAAAGCTAAAAAGTTACGTTCTGCTCTAGCTAAAACCGAAGGCGGTATGGCTGGCGAAGAAGTAACGACTACTGGTAAACGCAACAACCTATTCGGTAATTAATGAATACTAAATATCAGAATCTTAAAGAACTCTATGAAGAGCTAACATCTAATCGTTCTACATACGAACCTGTATGGAGAGATATTGCAGCTTATGTTGGAATAAACTTAAACATAGATTACTCTAAGAACTTATCTGATAAAGGTGATAACCTTGACACTTATGTAGAAGACCCAACAGCAGCTCTTTCTGTCACCCAAGCTGGTGAATATATGCAAGGAGTTATGTGGGGAACTGGCGACGAGGCTCTTTCTATCGAGCCATCTGACTGGGTTTTGCAAAGAGCAGAAGAATCTTCCCTCGTAAAATATTTCGGATTTAGGACTAAACAACTCCTTAAAAATATGAATCACTCAAGAGCTGGTCTTAATACTGCTATGAAATCATACTTTTATGACCAGACATCTTTTGGGACGTCTGGAGTTGGTGCTTTTAAAAATTCAGACTTTTTAAGCCGAAAAGAAGAACATCCTTATGTTTTTCGTTCCTACGGTGTAGACAATATGGCTATTGACGAAGGGAAAGCTGGGCTTGTAGATGTTATCTTTATTACTTACCAGTGGAGAGTTAATAGAATCTACTCTGAGTTTTGGGAGGTGAAAGATAAACTCCCAAAGAAGATTCAAGAGTCATATAAGAATAAAAAGTATAACGATGAATACACTCTTGTTCACGCTATCTATCCTAGAGAGGATTTCGACCCTAAACTAAAAGGCAAGCGTGGTGCTAAATACAGGGGTTCTTGGTTTACATTAGAAGATTCTGATACAGTTATTTTTTACGAGGAAGATTTTAGAAAGCTTCCGATTGGTGTTTGTCGTGCTATTAAGATTCGTGGTGAAGTTTATGGGCGGAGTTCCGGTTCTCTACTGATAAGCTCAATCAAGTCTGTCAATTATATGTTTGGCAAAACTGTTGAAATCTTAGAAAAGATGGCTTCCCCCTCTTTAGGGATTTGGAACTCTGCCTTGTTTGGTGATTCTGTTTTAGACACTTCTGCTGATGGGTTGGTAACATTTAATCAATCATTGATGGGAAATGCTCAACAGCCTGTATTTCCTATTCACGATGTTGGCGACCCAACTGGCATTATTCAGTTTCTTATTCCTTACTTAAATGAAAAAATAGCAACAGGCTTTAAAGTGGACTTGCTGCTCGACTTCTCTTCTGCCAAAGATATGACTGCAACCGAGTCTATGCAACGATACGCAATTAGAGGTCGGTCTCTTTCTGGTCTGTTGCAACAACAAAAAATAGAAATGCTAGAACCTTTAGTAGATAGATGCATTCAGCTTGAAGATGATATGGGGCTTCGTGGAGTAGACCCAACTAATATGGCTGAACTCGCAAGGCAAGCTATGGAAGCTGGTAATAGTGATGTTATTATTCCAGATGTTGTATTAGCTGCTATGGAAAAAGGTAAGCAGTGGTACAAGATAAAGTTTAATAATGAGCTAGAAAGATTATCAAGAACTGAGGCTGTTCAAAGAGTGTTGCAATCTGTTAATGCTTTATTAATGATTGGCTCTGCTTTTCCTTCTATCGTAGAAGCAGTTGATTGGTATAAAATATGGTCTGATGTTAATACATACTTAGGGACTACTTACGCTACTAGCGAAAAAGAATTTAAAATGAAAATGCAAAAACAAATGGAAATTCAACAACAGATGTTACAGACTCAGCAACTACAAGCAGGAGCTGAAGCTGGTAAGAACATCTCGGAAGGACGTAAAAATGCTGCCGAAGCAGAATCAATCAACAGCGGAAGCTCTACTTAAAAAAAGTAAAGAGCAAGAAGAGAAACAACAAAAATTTAAAGAGGAAGCACTAGAGCTTAAAAAAGCCTGTGAAGGAGTCTTTTCGACTCCTAATGGAATTGTCTTAGCAAGAGCTATGATGAGAGCTTCGGGAATTTATAAATTACCTAAAAATATATCAAACCCTTTAGAAATGGCTGCACAAGCAGGTAAAGAGTGGATGTATTTAACTTTTGTTAAAGGCGTGCTTTCGCCTGAACAGTTAATGAAAATTGAAAGGAAAGACTAAAATGCCAGAAGAACCCATTGAAGAGACTGTTATAGAAGCAGAAACAGTTTCTGAAGTAGAAACACAAAAAGAGTCTCCAAAAAAAGAATTTTCCATTCCAGAAAAATATAAGGACAGGAGTTGGGCTAAGAAAGTTAAAAGTGAAGAAGACCTTTACAAGCAGATAGATAACCTTGATAAGACCGTTGGAAAGAAGAATGTTCCTTTTGATTTTGAGAACGCTACACCAGAAGAAATCAAGGCACATTACTCTATAAACAAACCAGAATCTCCAACAGATTATGATTTGGAAGGTGTTGTTAGTGAAGAAAATGCTGGTAAAGTACAAGAGCTTTTACATGAAGCTAATCTTGACAAACATCAAGCAGACACTCTTACTAAGTCTTATGTAAAATGGGAAAAAGAAAGGATGGAAAAAGCTCAAGATGCTGGTGATTGGGATAATATTTTAAAGAATATGTATGGCGAAGACCACAAGAAAGCTAGTGGAGAGACTGCTAATATCATCGGTAATAATCTGAATCAAACTCATAAAGATATTCTTGAGAAAGAATTCACGAATAGACACTTAGAGGTTGTGTATGCTCTAGCTAAGAACTTAGCAGCTAATTACGGAGCTAAAGAGAGTGATAAGGGTGTTGGCGGAGAAGGTGGAGTTGTTACTGACGTTGTTAAGACAAGAGCAGAAATAAGACAAGAACTTCAAAAGCTATCTGCTCGTCCTCACACAAAAGAAGAACACGATGCTTTAGTTAATAAATTGACAAAAACATATAAAAAGTAGGAGATTGAAATGTTAAAAGTTACAGTTAGCGGTTCATTTAGAACAGAAGCAGGAACAGACAAAAAGAGATATAATTTCACAAAAATAACTGGAGTTATGCCAGACTGTCCAGAGGAATACATCTTATCACACGCTATGAGAATGTTTCCAGTATGGAAGAACGAAACAAAAGCTCTTGACGGTATCAATTTTGATGGAATTATCAAACTTTATATCGACAATGTAGAAGAGGTAGATGGTGAGCCTTTATGTGTTGGCAAAGACATCAAAGAGATGACTTGGGAAGAGCTTCAGTCAATGGCTTGTTACTTGATGATTCGTGAGATTCCTTTGTATCGAAGCGGAGCTTTACGCTCAGCTCAAGAAAAAGCGTATGAAATGTATCAAGCAAAAGTGCTTGATAAGAGAGTCTTTAAGACTGCACAAGATATTTCTAGGTTTAAAGATGACCTTAGAAGAAACCTTGAAGCTCTTATGGTAAGCGAGCAAGAGACCAACAGAAGGGTTGATGAGGCTGTTGAAAAGGGGTTTAGTATGCTAACAGACCCACACAATCCTCAAAACTCATATTCTTTTGCTAAACTACCTTCTATTTTTATCAAAGGGAAGAAAGTTGACTCTCCTAAAAAAGAAGAGTATAATTCTAATACGCCAAAAAATAAGGCAAAAAAAGTTACAACTCCAGTTGTGGAGTAAGCTAGGACACTTTACCTTCTAGGTAAACCCGAAGCGAAAAAGGTAGGCTGTCACCTAAACAGCAAGAAAACCCTCTAAATAGAGGATACTTTTCGTTGATGGTTTAATTTTAAACAGGAGGTAATAAGATGCCTAGTACAACTATTAGTCCTGATATTGACCAAGCTGCTTTACTTGCTTTCAAAGATAATTTCTGGGAGCTTGCACAACAGTCGAAGTCAAGATTAGGTGGTTCAAGAGCTTGTATGTATTTGCCATCAGGTGGCAAGTCTAACAATATGGCTCGTATCGGTAGAGTTGAATTAACAAGAGTTGATTCAAGAAATCCAAAGAAGCAATACTCTAATTACAATCTTGATAACCGTCATTTCTCTAAATATCGTGTAACAGCGACTATTCAGATTGACGAGAAGCAAGATATTAATGAGCTGATTGCTGACCCAACTTCTTCTTTGCTTTCAGCATTGAATAAGGCTAAAGAGCGTGAAATCGACCGTTGCATTTCTAATGCAGCTATTGGTAGTGTTCTTTGTGGGGCTCCAGATGAAACTCCAACCTCAGTTACAGCTGCCAACGATGGTGTTGTGACTACTACTGCAACAGGTGGTATGGATTATTCTGACATCAAAGCCATTACTCAGAACTTTATCAACAATGATTTAGATATGGAAGAGTTTCGTGGTTCCGTTATCGCAATCACTGGTAAAGAAAATTCTGACCTAATGGGAATTTCCGAGTTTATTAATAATGACTACATCGCTGCTAAACCAGTTGATGAAGGTTATCAGTCTAAACTTGGTATGTATGATGTTGCTCTTTTCGCTGGTTCTGTAACTGGTGGAATCACAGTGAATAACCCTGTTCTTGTAGAAGGCTCAACTACTCGTAGTTGTTTGGTTCTAGCTCCAGAAGCTATTGCCGTTTCTATGGAATTGGCTCGATTAGATGTAGAGCGTTCAAGCGATAGAGTTAACTCAAAGGATGTTACCATTGACCTTTGGATTAACGCTATGCGTACTGAAGGCGTGAGAACTCAAATTTTAACAACGACTATCTAAGGAGGTAGATAAATGGCAACTAGACAAACTGCTGGTTATACTTCAGCACCGAGCCGCCCTTCTTATAATCAGGGTGAAAAACGTCAAGTAGTAAACGCTGTTGTTTCTGTGCTTAGCACTTGGAACGATGGAGATGTTGTTATCCTAGCTCGAAACCTTCCTATTGACACTATTGTCAAAAGGATTAGTTTGCCTGCTGGTTGGACAGCTATTACTGCTGCAACTGATTATGACATTGGCTTTTATAAGTCTGCTGATGCAGACGGTCAAGGTTTGGGTGATGCACTTGATGCTGATGCTCTAGTCGATGGTTATGACTTTGATGCTGCGTCTTCTTCTTATGGCGTTGACATTCTTGGCACTAACATAACTTTAGACAAGAGTGAAACTATCGGTGATTTATTGAGTCTAACTTCCGAAACAGCTCCTGCTGGTGGTGTTCATCTTTGTATGACACTTAACACAGCTGGTACTGCTGATGGAACATTAGATTTCGATATTGAACTTGATATGGCTCACTAATCAGAATCTAAACTTTGGGGGGTGGGCTGTATGGTTCATCCCCCATTTTTTTTGAGGAATTGAAATGCAAGAAGTATATGAGACAACAGATTTAAGCCTAGCAGCTTTTTTAAAAGCTAAAGGGTGGTTTATAAGGTTTAAGAGTTTTAGTGGCAAGTGTATTTTTTCTTTTGTTGATGATGCGGAGCTTAGAGAAGATATTATTAGTTATTTTAATAATGGGAAAATTGGCATAACCGATTACAAAAATGCTGTTATGGATTTAAAAGTCATTGTGCATAATGTGTGAGAAAGATATGTATGAAAAGTAGAGCTTTATATTCCAAAGAGTATAGAGAAAAAAATAAGGAAAAGCTTTCTATTTATTATAATGAGTACCATATTAAAAACAAAGAGAAGCGGAACAAACAATTAGGATTTGGGATAGTATGATGGATGCTCAAAGAGGAGGGTTCAAACAAGGAAACATTTCTAAATGCTGTTTAAGAAAAAGAAATTCTCACGCAGGATTTGCTTGGGAATATTTTAAAAACTAAGGAGTAGTTATGAGTATTTCTAAAAACTCTATTTGTAATTTAGCTCTTTCTAGGTTAGGGAACAAAAGCTCAATAGAGGACATTGACTCTCCTAAAAAGCCAGCTGAATTTGTATTCGCTAAGTGGTGGGATGCTTCAAGACGATTAGCTCTTAAAGAGCTTATGCCTTCATTTGCCAAAACTCGTAGAAAAATAGCTAAAGATGCAGAAACTCCTGAGTTTGGTTATTCAGCCAGATTTGCATATCCGTCAGACTGTATAAGAGTTCTTGGTTTTGGGGAAATAAAGTATAAGCAAAATACATACTCTATCGAAGGTGGTTGGATTCTTACAGACGATTATTCTACAGACGATGATGATAATATATATTTACCATTAAGATTTGTTAAAGATATAACCGACACAACAAAGTATACACCAGAGTTTGTTGAGGGTCTTTCTTGGTACTTAGCTTATGTTGCTAATATGGAGATTACACAAGACTTACAGAAGCAGACATTGATTGAAAAAGTTATTAACAGCAAGAAGGCTCAATCTGCTGGAATAGACTCTCAGGAGAGTATGCCGATAAGAATAAACCAAAGCAAATTTAAACTAGCTAGATATTCGACAGACCCTACAATCACTGAGAAATTATAATGCGTGTTTCAACCAGCTATCTTAATTTCTCAAGAGGCAAAGCCGACCACGACCTAAACGCTCGTAACGACCTTCCTATCTACACGACTGCCTGTGAGATATTTAAGAACTTCTATGGCAACTTTAAAGGAAACGCTCTTTTTAGAAACGGATTTCAAGACCTATTAAAATTTGAAGATTGTGTGATGATTGAGTTTGAGTTTAATGAAGAACAATCATATATCTGTTTATTCACAGACAATAAGGTTAAGTTTCTAACTTATGATTCTACTGGTAATTTTGGATTTGTTCAATCTGGCGGTGCTGACTTAGAGATTGCATCACCTTATTCACTAGAAGAAGCCAGAGAGATTGATTATGACCAAAATGCGGATGTGATGTATATAGTCCATCCTGATTATGCACCTAGAAAGTTGACAAGAACAGCAGCTGATGCTTTTAACATTTCCACATTTTCAAGAACATCTGACCCATTTACAGGAGCTGACGATTATCCTTCTTGTGTTTCTTTTTACACAGGTTACTTGTATTACGGAGCAACAAACAACGAACCAACAACTATATGGCGGTCTAAGGGTGGTGATTATGACAATCTATCCACAGGCACAGAAGACGATGATGGATTGAAGTTTGCAGTAGCAGAACTCACTGAAAAGTTTCAATGGTTATTTGGTGGGAATAAGTCTCTCATAGGAGGCTCTTCTCAGGGACTTGTTACAATTAATGGAGGTTCACCAGATGAGCCAATCACACCAACAACAGTATCAGCTAACCTAACCAACTCAGATGGTGCCAGCTCAGCAACCCCTTTAAGAAAAGAAGACTTGATTTTCTTTATTAACCAAGCACAGAGAAATGTTAAATATATCAGTTATGACATCATAACAGAAGATTTTAAGACCAATGATGCTAATGTAATTAGTTACGATATATCAGCTGGTAAATTTAAAAGAATGGTATTTAAGGAAGACAAGAATAATCTTGTATGGATTATAGATGAGGCTGGTGATTTATTTTCTCTTAATTTTAACCAAGCAGAAAAAATTGTTGGATGGGCGAAACACGAGAGTGTAGCTACTTTTGAAGATATTTGTATGATTAGCAACAATGATGGAATTAAGCAACTGTTCTGTTTATTGAAATATGATTCAGAATATTTTGTTTGTAGAATGTCAGAACAGCCTGAGTTTGAACTAAGAGATGAATTCTACACAGATGATGACAGTGAAGAAGAAGACACTATTGCTTACAATAGGTATACATCAGAGATTTTAAAAGAGTGTAACTACCTTGATTTAAGTCAATCAGTTTATAATTACTACACATCTACTATTACTTATCTTGGCGATACAGAAGTCGGGGGAACTGGAGTGTTGACATCTTCTGCTTCTGATTTTAGTGCTTCAGATGTTGGTTCTGATATTTGGTATAAAACAGATACTGGTAGAGAATGGGGAATATTCACAATCGACACATACACAAGTGCGACAAGAGTTGAGGTTACTGTTGTAGCAACTCCAACAGCTTTATCCTATTCTAAGTGGTATCGAACATTTACAACAATTACTGGACTTACTGATTTTGCAGGAGAGACAATGAGCGTTGTGGCTGATGGTGGTTATCTTGGTGATTACGCTGTTGATGCTTCTGGTCAGATTACACTAGATAGAAAGGTTACTGTAGCTTGGGTTGGATTTAAGTATGAAGGATTAATAAAGACTTTTAATTTAGGCTTTTCTATTCAAGGAGTCAACACACAAACGACTCCAAAGAATCTTTACAAAGCTGGGATTAGATTTGTTTATTCTGCTGGTGGTTTATTAGGTACTACACTTTATGATATGAACGAGATTCAAGAATGGAGTGTTACAGGCGAATATGATTTACCTCCTATACCTATGGATGGAAATGAATATGTAAATTACAATGATAACTTTGATAGAGAGAAATCTATCTACATAAAACAGGATAAGCCGTTGCCTCTTAATGTTACAGGTCTTATCGCACAGGTGAGTTATGGACAAGAAATATAAGATTGAAGAAGTTAAGAACGAGCATCTACCAGAACTTATGGAGCTTGTTAAAGTTTTTCACAAAGAAACACTCTCAGATTATGGAGTAGATACTGATGTAAGCAAAATGGAAGAAATGTTTTTTAAATGCAAGAAAACAACACTTGTATTGTTAGAAGAAGGAAAAGTTAAAGGTGTCATATCAGGTTTTTTAGCTCAACCAGCATATTCTGGAGAGTATGTATGGCAGGAGATAATTTGGTATGTTTATAAAGAGAATAGAAGTGGTGGGGTAAGACTTTATAAGGCTATGGAGAAAAAGCTGAAAGCTATGGGTGTTTTAAAAATGATTATGGTTTTGATGCATAACAGCAAAAAAGAAAAGTTGGAAGCGTTTTACAAAAAGCTTGGTTATGCTCCAATGGAAACGCAGTACATTCTTGATTTAGAAGAAAAATAAGGAGATATAAAATGGCAATAGCAACGAGTACGGCACTAGGATTAGCAAGCATAGCTATATCTGTAGCTGGGGCGGCTACGTCTATCACTATGGGTTCTATTAGTGCTGCTAACCAGAAGAAAGCTGCTGGCAGGCAGATGCAAGCTATGCAGGAGCGTGATAAAGCTATTGCTAATAATCGAAAAAAGCAAATCAAGAAGATAGCTGCACAACAGCGTTCTTCTTTCCTAACATCTGGAATTTCTCTTACTGGCGATGGAACAACTGAGGCAGTTCAATCAGACACTTACAGCACAGGAATAGCAGACATAAAGGCTATTGCTAAACAAGGTGGATTACAAGGAGAAGCTTTACAATCTAAGTTAAGAGCTAATCTTATGAGTACTTATGGGACTATGGCTTCAGATACGATGGGTTATATGTCTGATATAAGTGGAGCTATGGGTTCTTTGAGTTCTATGGGTAAAACAACAAATTCTACTTATGGTGGGGTCACTGATTTGAGTGCTGGAGCTGAAAATCTTATGATGGAAGGATTGCCAGAAGGAGATTTTAGTTCTTTTGGAGGTGGCAGTTACCAAATGGGGGACTTGACTAAGTCAAGAAAAAAACTTAATCCAATGTATGGTGGATTTAAACTTTAGGAGTAGGTAATGGTTAAAAGACAACTAGCTGAACGGAGACATTTTTCTACTTACATACCTGATTATGGTGACCCTGCGGCTGCTTTGCTTCCACACGCTAATAAGATTGGTCACGACATATTACAAATCAGCCTAAAGAATGATGAGATGAAGGCTAACAACCTTTTGTCACAAGCTGATGTTGAGCTTTCTCAGTTTAACGCTCAATGGAGAGCAGAGAACTCAGCAGACCCTTTTAATCCAGAAGCTCAAGATAAACTTCAACAAGGTTATAATGAGATTTACGGAAAGTATGAGAGCCAACTTCCAATCACTCAAAGGAGGGCTTGGGGAGGTGCTAAAGTAAAAAATATGGCTCAAAGCAAAGTTAGTAATGTTGCTTGGGCTGTACAGCAGTCAATGAAAAATGCTGAAGCTGATTATAAAGATGTTGCTGAAAGAACAAATTTGATGACTTATGAGATGGCTGCTTCTGGCGATATTGAAGGAGCTGTTAAATATTTTCAAGAATCTTTTAAAAAGACATCTGGTTTTTTAAACAACAACCCTGTAGTTCCTTATGATAAGAAGTCTGAATATAACAAGAACTTTTTATCAGACGGTGCAAAATCAATAGCAACAGGAGCTATGTTTTTTAATCCAGAGCTTGGGAAATCGCTTATAACAGGAAAGACAACACAAAAGGAAGGGGAAAGCGATGAAGAGTATGCTAAAAGGTCAGAAGAGGCTAAAAATAGAGCTGCTGGTTTTAGGGAGGATATAGGTAGTGTAGACGCTTTTAAACAGATTCTTGCATATGCTGATACTAGACAGAGACAAATAGACACTGAAAATAAAATTAAGTCTATTGAGGGGCTTCAAAATCTAACAAGAGGTCTTGCAAAATCTAATATTCCAATAACTCAACAGATAGCCTCTATAGAAAGTTATGCTTTGGCAAACCCTAATACTCCAAGCAGATATGTTACGATAGCTAAAAACTTTGCTAATAGCTATATAAAGGTAGACTCTCCAAATGCTAATGCTGTTAGAGCTAAACTATTACAAAGAACATCAGACGCTAAAGCGTTGTGGGAGTTAGATGGAGATAATGATAGATATATTGATACTATAGAAGCAATAACTTATGACGCTATGGCAAGCAAAGACCTTTCTAAGCCGTCTGCAACAAAGGTTATTAACGAAATAGACACAAATTCGAGAGGGACAATATCAGAAGCTACCGCTTCTATGATAGGCGGAGAATATACACAGCCAAAAGAAGGTGTAATAAACTATAGAGAAGCAACAAACTATTCAAAAAGGATTCCTTTAAATCTTGGAGATGAGCTTGATTTTATCAGAAGAGTTATGAATATGTCTCAACAAGCTGGCGGAAATATTACTCCAGAAAAGCAGCAAATGATATTTCAGCGAGTTGGCGAAGAAATGCTAAAAGAGATAGACCCAACCTTTTCAAATCCTAAAAATTTACCATTAACAGCTTTTAAAAGAAGAAAAACTGGAGAGGTTTTGTATGATTTCTCTACTGGAAAGGCTAAAGTTGTAAAAGATGGAAGATGGGTTGACTTAAAGGGAAATGAAAGATAGCCCCACTATAACAGAACAAGAACAAGCTGCGGTTGATAAGTGGCTTGTCTCAAATAAGCCTGCTGGGGAAGATAGAGAATACGTCCTTCCAACTCCAGAAGGGTTCACAGAAATATTAACTGTTCCAACAGTAGAAGAATATAGATTCCAAGAGAAGCCAGAAAATAGGATGAATTTTATTATGGAGACTCCAGAAGGATTTGAAGAGTCGAAGGCTCCAAATAAATATGGATTTAGATTAGATGGTTCACCAAAAGGAACAGGATTTCTTGGAGAGCTTAAAAGACCAGATGGTAAAATTTCAACAGAGCTATCTATTGGCGTTGAATTAGATGGTCAAGAAGTTCAAGTGCCTTCTTTGGTTCCTACCTTAAACGAAACTGAAATTTCTCATCTTTTATCTGGAAAGAAGCCAACAAAAACAATAATCAACAAAGCTGTTCAACACGCAAGAGATAGAATAAATGAAGGGAAAAGTCATTTTTACGGAGGGGAAACAGATGATGACACTGTTTGGATTTCTGCTGCTCCAGAAGAAAGAAGGAATCCTGTTATGGAGTCATTATTCAATCCTCTGGCTCTAAAACTTTTTGATGCTATTGGGAAGATGTCAACAAAAGATTGGGAAACTCAAAGAGAAGAGGCTTTTGCTAAGCTGTTCCTTATTGATAACACAGACATTCCAAACGAAGATATTGAAAAAGATTGGAAGCTGTTGATTTCAAAAGAAGAATACTCTGGAATAAAAACTGCTCCTAGTGCGGCAGAAGTTGGGAAGGTAGCTGAGACTGCTTTTATGATAGCTTTAATTCCAGTTATTGCGGTTGCACTAGTAACAAGCTTTGTTCCTACTGTTATAGGGTTGGGTGCTTTTGTTATTTTAGACCATTTTTTTAAACTACAAGATTTGCTTCCTCCAGACACAAAAGATGAGGTTAAGACATTTTTTGCTGTAGCTGATTTTATTTTAAAGGGAGTCGCTTTAGGTGCTGGCGGTAAAGGAGCTGCAAAGCTTGGAGGTGCTGCTATAGATAAATTTTCTGCTATGAAACTTAAGTCTTTAAAACTTCCAGAAAAAATATCTATATCTGTAGACAGAGGATTTTCTATTCTTCGTAATCTTGATGGCAAAATAAACTTAAATGAAGAAAAAGGAGCCTTAAAAATTTTAGGTCTTGATTATCAAAGTGTTACACAGGCTGGTATTGATGGTAAAAAAATAACAATAACCCCAAACCAGATAAGAAGAGCTAGAAAAAGAGAGGGTTTTGATAAGATTATGGAAGCCATCGGAGCCGACAAGGCTTCAAAAGATGTTGCCAAAAAGACAGCAAAAGCAGGTATAGAGAGGGCTAAGAAAGCTGAAAAGCTAGCAAAGGAAGAGCAAAAGTCGCTTGAAGAAAATTTAACAGACACTAAAACTAAAATAAACCAAGAACTTAAATTTGAAAATAAAATTGAAGCTCCTAAGGAGAAGCCTGTTGAAAAGAAACTTACTAAAGAAGTTAAAGTCCAAGAAACAGTTAAGACTAAAGTTGAAAAGAAGACTGTTAAGAAGCCAGTCAGCCCCATAAAAAAGAATAAGCTTGGAGTCGGAGTCGAAAAGAAGGCTGTTGAAAAAGGTTTGGTTGATGAGTTTAAAGGTCTTCCAGAATATGAAAAAGTTAATATGAAGAAACAGGCAGAGGCTGTGGCTAACCTTTTAAAAGAGTCCCCAGAAAAAGCATATGCAATAGCTCTCGGTCTTGAGAAACCACCAGAAGGAATCATTCCAGAAATGGTCTTTGTTGCAGTCGAGAAATCTTTTCTTAAGAATAAAGATGCGTTAGGTTTAGAAGGTCTTGCAAACTCAGCTTTAGTCGACGAGGCTACAATTATGGGACAAAGAATAAGAGCTTTGAGAGATAGAAATGAATATTCTCCAGTAAGGGTAGTTAAAAAAGTCAAAGATGATTTAGTTAAAATTTTTGAACAGAAAACTGAGATGGATGCTAAGCCGATAGCAAAAGAAGAAGCTCAAAATCTTGTCAAAGAATTTAAGAAGGTTAAAAATAAGATTAAGTCTACTGCAAAAAGAAAAGCTAAAGGCAAAGCTGTTGAAGAATGGAAAAGTTTTATAGAAAAGGTAAAGTGTTAATATGACTTGGTGCTTAAGAACAGAATACGTTGATAAATTTAAAAATATTTTTTCTAGCGGTGAGGTTACTCCTAGAATGTTAGCTGATATGTCTACAAAAAATAGAAATGAACTTTTTAAAAAGGTCGGCGACCCTGACGTAGCTAAACATCTAAACACTCTATATGAAGAAAAAGCTCTTTTAAAGCTAAGAAAGTCAATGGACAAGGCTGAAAAAAGCATCATAAAACTTGAAGAAGCTGGTATTAAGCTGTCAGAAGAAGATAAATCTTTATTAAAAGATGGTGCTTTTGATGATTATCAAAAAGCGTTTATATCTTTTGTTAGCAAGACAATAGAAAACAAGCCTGCTTTAAAAAGAGACATTATAAGCAGAATTGAAAGAATGGATAAAAACATT